CAGGAGTTCGTCCAGTTTCACGAGGCTCGACAGAGCCACGCTGGTCTCGATCGCCATTGCATCGTCGAATCCGCGAGCCATCTGGGTCGCTTCGAATTCCACATCGCCTTCGATGGCCTGCGACTTGTAGGCCGCAGATACGGAGACGGAAGTGGGAGTCGTTGCGGCACCGACGCCAGCGAATGCGGTACCCATGTTGGTACCGAAAGCGAACGAGCCGTAACCCAACATCATACGCCAGGTTGCTTCCTTTGCGCCCATAGCCGGGGTGTCCACCGCAAGACGGTTGCGGAAGCCGGCAAACAGGGGCAGCATCAACTTCGCAGTCGGTTCGAGGTTATAACCAACGAAACCGGTTGCGGCCGTCAGAGTTTTCTTCAAGCTCTCCGGGATGTCAGTCCCCAGAGCATTTTTTAGAGTTTCCAAATCTTTAGAGTACATTTCAAACTCCTGCCCTTATTTGACGGGCTGTTCCCAGTTCGCGATTTGAATGCGCTGGGAATTGATACCGAGACCCATCAGGTTGCTCATGACGGCTTTGTCAAGCTTCTCATACAGCACGTTGATGTTCCCATTGGATTCTTTGAGGGCCGTGACCATGTCGCCTTTTTGAAGGGCATCGATGGCTGCGTCTTGCTCAACTTTGACGAGGGCATTCAAGTCGCCCAGAGGGCCATCTTGCTGCGACTTCGCTACAGGAGCCTGTTTCTGAACCAGATTGAAGAGTTTGGTGACCTGTTCGGTCAGATTGGCGACCTCTTTGCGGAGATCCGAATCCCCATCTTCTTTCTTGGCCGGCTTAGCCGGTTTGGCGGGCTCTGTTTCTGTGGCGGTTGCAGTTTTCGTGGCCGTGTCAGTTGCAGTTGCAGTTCCAGTCTTGGTGTCCGTCTCGCTGGACGGGCTCGACCCGGTTGCAGTTGCTCCGGTGTCAGAAGCTGTCGGGGTGGTGGCGGCGTCCGCTTTCACGATAGCTACTGCGGCCCCATCTTTCGGGCCGTGAGGAGAAGCTTCGCTTACGTTCGCGCGCTGCACATCGTCAGCGACGTCCAAAGCAGCAACAACTTGGGTCAGCATATCGGCTGCCTGTTGAGGATCTTTGCCGATCATCTCAACAGCCGAGTTCACCGTCGACTGGGCACTCCGCAGCAAGCTTGCAACATCAGCTTTGGAAAGTGCATCTAGATTCAACATTTTTTTCTCCAGTCTCACTTGCTGATCTTTCGGCGAGAAAACGTGCTTGGTTCCGAGTTCAGACGCCATTCGCGTAATACGGCGACCCAAGATTGACCATTCCTGCGGGGCGTATTTGTCACGTCCACGCGCTCCATTGTAGTCCGCCAGCGCTTTCACCAGTTCTGACTCATTTGAGATTGGGAACTGATAGTTGGCTGGGTCACCGAACTTTGATAGATCGGAAGGCTGCCCCTTGAGCGGGACCGTCGGTTCGTCGCTACGTCGGGCAATGCCGACGCGCTTGCCACGCGACGTCAAATCGGCCAACACTTTCTCTTTTTCTTTGGCCTCCATCTTTTGGAAGGCCGTCAATTCACTAACCAGTGACGTAAGTTTCTCAATGTCGCTGGATAATTTCTTCATATCTGCATTCTTTTCGACTTCGGCCATCATTCCTGCTTCGTCGGGTTCTTCGTCCGTACTGATAGGCACGACCCCGTGCGCCTCAATCATCCCGCCAACGATAGTTGGATCGATGGGCTTCACGACTTCACCGTCAGGAACGATGCGAACTGGTGGAATTTCTTGCTTCTCAATCCCTTGCGCGGCAGCTTCAAGCTCGGCTTCCGTCAAGAAATGACGTTCTTCTGTCGCACCGTCGGCTTTCACCAACGAATACGTGGCTGTTGGAACGGCCGGACGGTCCACAAGCGAAATTTCTTTCGGTGAGGCGGTGTAACGGATGGCGCCAGGATTCTTGATGTCTGGCCACCGCTTCGCGTAGTCACCGCCCACCGAAAAGCCAGTGTAAACGCCCGCTTCACACTTGGCCCATTCTTGATCGTCTGCGATGTAGGTCCCGATATCAATAGCCTTTTCGGCATCGTTGTAATCGATCGCGATGATCTTGCCGGCTGCGACGTCTGGGCGATGCATAACGCGTATGTTCCCTTTTGACTTGCCTTGGGAAGCCTTCTCGACGTCCCCAGACCATGCCTTGAAATACGGCACGCTGGATTCATAGTCCATGATCTCGGCTGGGCGAGCCTTGTCCAGGACTTCCTGAGTAGCACGCCCCCACACCTGGCGTTGTACTAAATCTATCTTTGTAATCGGGATGAAAAAATCAAGATTCTGCTCCACCATCGCCTCCACTACCATACTCTACGATCCCAGTTTTCACCCCTTCGACCATCTTTTGCATTAGTTCGTCTTTGAACCCAGCCCAAATGTAACCGTAAATGCCCTTCGACTTTAGAGTTTCCCCCATAAATGGACCAGCCGTAGCTTGCCATGACAGGAACTTTCCACTGGTGGGCATGATCATGTGCGCCAATGGGCCGTATGTCCCTGTCCCGAACATCAGGAAAGGAGCGTAGAACGTAGATCCAAATGTCAGAATGAGCTCGGTCGAATCAACTTCAAACGAAGCCTTATCGGCTAACGTACCAGTTCGGCGGTACGATGAGTTTTCTGGCTCGGGCGGATACGAAGAACGTTGAAGCCCTTGTCGAAACGAAAGACCACCACGTTCCAGACCAGCTCGCCATCTTATGGGCGGGTTGTCGAGCCATGCGGCCTTCGAGATCTTCAACTCCAAGCTAATCATCCGTAACGCTCCTAAGATTCATTGTAACACCAACTGCGAGTTCGTACACTACCCTGGAAGCACTTTGGCAGAGTCACCTTCAAGTGCTGGCTGGAAACGGATACCATGATCGTCTGGGTATGGCTCATGATGGTCGAATTCCATCTGGACGATCTCTAACGGAATTCCGTCAGGGAATGCGTCACATGCCATCTTCGTCCAGTCGCCCTGATGAAAGAATTTGCACCGTAAACAAATCGGAGCACGCGTGATTGTCATTACTTCCGTCCTTTCGCTTTCTCGAGATATGCAGGGAATACGTCCTTCACAAAGGCACTTTGCGATGGCCCAGGTGTGAATCTGAAGCTTGAAAACGACTCAGCAAAAAGCTCCCAAACATTTGTTGTCGCATACCTGCTCGGAAGACGAGAACCGTCCCTCAGGTTGGATAGAAAAGCAGTGGCCTCTTTCACGATTGCGGTCTGACCGCCGAAGCCTCTACCTGCGGAGGGAAAAAGGAGATGCCCAAATTCGTGGGTAATAACGGCTTCAACGTTGCCAGTCCCGGTTGGATGCCAACCGGATAGGACGTCGTCACGAAGAGAATCCTCTGCAGCCTTCATGTTGCCCGAGAAGAATTGAGAATTGAGCATAATATTCCGACCCCTTTCAACCTGAGCGTACGCATCTTTGCTGCCAATGTCCTTGACATAGATCCCCTTCAGCCTGTCGAATGCCTTCGGATATTCTTGCTTCAAATCATATAAAGTTGACGCGATTCTGATTCTAGAAATGGTATCGAGACCCGTCAGCATCGTGGAGATTCCCAAATTGCTCCTGCACCACGCGTTTATCTCACTTCTGCTTGTTAGCTTCTGCAAGTCACTCTTGGGGCCAGTCTTTGGCACCTCGGCCGGTGCTTTGGCATTCGGGTCGCTAGGCGTCCACTGCCCTTCGGCTACTTGCGAGTTGCCATACCGTGTATAGACGCCGCCGCCCTTGCTCTTGTCACCACCAGATCCAAACCGTCCATGGTCGTCCCTCTCTTGGTCAGGAGAGTACTTCTCGAACTCGACCCTCGTTTGCCCACGCACCGTGATCGCTCTAAAAAATTTGCGCATTGCTGGAGCGGGAAACGATTTGATCACTTCACCGTCAGCAGTCGCGAAGAGCATCCCGCAGCGACAACCTGGATGGAGCGGCGGCTGGGGATCATCAAATGTGAAAAGCGTCTTATCTTCCCCCAATGCAGAACATTCGGGGCACGTAAAAGCATCTGAGAACGCATCCCACAACCAATTGCCTATACCCATGCTTTGGGCCATCTCAGATGAAAGCTCACTTGCAATCCCTACCATTTCGGTAGATGCGATAAGGGCAGCTCTCGATTCCCCAAAGAGCGGTTCTAGTTCGTCGATTAGCTGAGGAAGCCCCTTATCCGTTTTATACCATGAGGAGATACGCGACTGAACATCCTCGAGGGTGTCATCTGAAATTTTCGTTATGAGCCGCCCGATCTTTGTCTGGTATGCGTCAATAATGTTGGCCGGCACAAAAGCCGGGATTGGGCCCATTCCCCTTGACATCCAATATGCGCTTTCGACCGTGGTGAGGACATCGATAGAATCACCCAATGCATCCGATAAAGCTTCTGAGAATTCATCCCCCCACTCCGACCATGAATCCGCATAGTCTAGAGATGGATCCCCGTCTGCTTTCTTTAGGCGTTTTCTGAGGTTTGCCTTTCTTAAAGACCGCTCAACAACTTTCCCCTGCCTCGCCAAGAGAGGAGAGATGACGGCAGCAACGTCTGCCGATCTTTTATCGATAGCCCTTGTGAGTAGACGCCTACGCTGCACGTGACGCATTGGCAAGGTCATCTTCCTACCTCCTTGGTAGCATTCTCGCACCTACGAGCCCCAGCCACCTTAGGAATCGCTTTCACTTGAGCCTCCATCGGTTGATGCAGACGAAGAATCGCTCGGCGTCAAATTGTTAGCGTCAACGGGTAACACGCCAGACTCAAGAAGCCTTACCAAGCGATTGTATGCCAAGTTTGCTGCGTCTTCGAGAACAAGATTCCCGACGTCACTCCACGTCGCCAAGTCTCGAATGCACCGTGTGATTGCTTGCATCGCCGCATCTGACAATTTTTTGCCCTTCATGAGCTCTACGAAAGGCGAATACGAAGCTACGCCTTGAGTTGTCGGAAAGCCGAGACCGTTATCGATAAGAACTGGACGTGTTGGGTCGTCTGGATGTGTGAAGAAGTTCCCCCCATTACGATCCGTTTGATGAGTGACGTAATCAAGAATCCCAGCTTTCTCGATCCACTCTGGAGCATATTTATTAGAGTCGATGCTCGGCTGGTGATTGGGTTGGTAGTAAAGAACAGCGCCGTTTTCGCCGTCTACCGTCGCTGCGTAAGCAACTGGTACGAGGCGGAAGCCCAAGCTTCGGTCAAGCAAGTAAGCGGCCTCTTCGCGCGGGTAGAGCTTGCCACCGACGCGAGTTTGTAAGTTGTCAAGCTCACCGCCTTCCGGCTTGAAGAGAGCGGGCCGTGATTCGAGCCCCTCGGGATGCATCGCCACGATCTCTACGTCGTTGGCGTGCTTGTCAGACGGGAAGTCGAACTGAGTCTCTTTGACCACGGGAGCGTTGAAGTAAGCATCGTCGTCGACCGAAAGGCCGTCCGATTTGGTAAATTTGATCTTCCCACCCGGCTTCCCCAATTCTTCCGTTGCCGCTTGGGGAGCGTGGATGAGAGGATCTATATCAAGCTCCGCCATGAGTCTCTGGGCTTCACTGGAAGTCACCCGTGCCTTTCCTGCAAATCTTCCTGCTACTCCGCGGACGTGGGGAGGCAGGTGGCCCTTTTCGATGCCTGAGGGGATCGAATACGTGGTCTCGTCAATCTTCCCGCTCTTCAAAATCTTTTCAGCAATCGCGTCGTCTTCCGGCGTCTTTGGGCCACCGTCGTTTGGCGGAAGCCCAGTGTCGGGAGGCGGATTCTCAGAGCCGCCTGGGGTTGGAGGCGTTTTGCCTCGGTCTTTCAAGTAGTCTTCGAGGACTAAGACCTGACCGCCCTGGATGATCATGTGAAGGTTGCCACCGCTCACCGAAGCGAGGCCAAGTTGTCCGAGAGCATCGTTAAGAGTCAAAATCCCGCTTGAGAAGAGATTGTGAACTGACTCGCGCTGCTTGTCGGGGTCTGCCGACTCAACTGGCAAGTCCAGTTCGAACGTCGCATCGTCGACGCCATAGCGTTTGAGAATCGAGTTGACGACCGATTCACAGAACAGTTTGCGAGGCATGAGGCCCATCCGGAACAAGGCGCTCATCATTGCTTCGCCGAAGCCTCGACCGCCTAAGCCCTGGCCCGGCATCTTCCCGTATTCGGACGGTGGAACGCCGAACGATAGCGCAATGTTGTCGCGTGCCTGCTCATACAGGATTCGTGGGAATTCCGGCTTTTTAGTTTCGTGCCACTTGAAGCCGAACGGGAAGACACGGAGGCGCATGCGTTCGGCGGGACCGCTACTCATGCGGGCGTTGAACGCGGATTCGAACGTCTGTACTTCGTTCATGTTGTAACCCTCGCCCGCTTCGATCCAGCCTTCTGGCATGTTGCCCTCCCGATAATGGGCCAATTCAAATGCGGTGATGTTAGCAACCACGAGAACCCAGCCCCAAACTTGCTCGATGGCCGTCTCACCGTAGGGTGAGTTGAAACGACGTGAAGTCGGCTGGTAGAAGATTTGATTCTGATCATACCAACCGAATGGTGTCCCCTTGATCACCTGGGCATACGCGGGAGTCGTCTTCGGAAGCTCTTTCCCCTTCGCCAACCATTGGCGAGCCTTCTCCAAATACATCTTCTGGACAGCAAGGTCGGGACTGATCTCGTTAGGGAGTGGGGCGTGCCCGTGCTCGTCAACAATCAGGAAAATCGTTGACCCGTCAACGTATTGAAGGCCATCAAAGTTGCCATGATCCTCTTTGATGTAGAGGGCGGGAGCGTCGAAAATCAGGGTGCTCTTGAGAAACCGAGTCATCCAGACGTTGAACGGTGTGATCTTGTCGGGGCTCTGGAGGAGCCACATCAGATCATGATCATGCAGCTCGTTACGCTTTTTGTCTATCAACCGTGGTCGGAAGCCGTTAAGCTCACGAGTCAGCGTATTGACTGGCATTCTGGCTTCAGCAACGTTCTCGTACGCTTCCGCAAGAGCAGAAAATGGCATGAGTCCGTACCCAGTCCGTGGCTGCAACGAGGCATTGACAGAAAGAGGGTAGTCAATTTCACGAGGTATCTCGACCTCAGATGGTCGCGTAAAGGGGCGAATAGGCCAGCCAGGAGCGAATGTGGATGTCATCCATTCACTTGGCGGTTGCCCAACTTGCTGCGGTGATCCGATTGGTTGGCTGGCTACTCCCAACTCGACCTTTCTGAGTGGTTGATCACCAAGCTTTTCGAAAACTTTGTCAAAAATGCTCATAGGAATGCCTCAAATCCTGCCTTCACGCCCGCTATGAAGGCGCGGTAAGCGGTAACGGCTGCTCCTGCAACGAACCCGATCGCCAAGCCAGGAACTGCGAAAATTAGACTAAAAATCTTGTATGCCTTACCTTCGTTAGCCATGCCAGGTCCTCATCTTTTGCTCACCGTCATCAATCTCTGTTTTGACACCCGAGTCTTTCGCATAGTCGAGAAGCTCATTGTCGACGTCTTCGAAATTCGTCTCACCGTGAGCATACAGCAACATGTCTGCAGCGTCGAATGCCGTAAAGTTTGGAGTCCAGAAAGCCATAATGACAGCGTCGCCAGAGTTTGTAGACCGTCCAAGGCGCTCTTTGAATGACTCTTTTGACTCAAGAAGCACACGCCCAGAGCTATCGAGCTTCCAACGTGGAGTTGTCAGGTCACCAATCAGCAGATCGTCGGGCGGAAGAGCAACTTCAGCTTCAGAGAATGGATCAAGAAGCTCCCGCATGTGCCACCAGGAAGCAGAACGAAGATTGGCGAATGTGAAGTTGCCTGTCCGGTCTTTTAGATGCGATCCTGCCTTCGCAGATGCGTTGAATGCAAACAGCCTAAACTTTGTATCTTTTGCTTGAGCAAGTTCATGCAGCCGGTCATAAACACCGGCTCCGACTCCGATAACGTCTATGACTCCCAATCCGCCCTCGCGAAGTTCACTGAGGACGTACCCGGTTGTAACCATCGTGTCCTGCTTTTTGTAGTAGCGAAGCGTCTCAACGAAGTTGCCACGCCGCTTAGCCACAACCGTCTTGTCGTCGCCAAACCGAGCGATATCAGCTCCGAGGGCCGTGACCGGAACGCCCATCGCCTCTTCATGTTGTTCTGCCCATCGATCGTTGGCCGCTTCCACATACGAGAGCGGGATCAAAGCGTCTTCTGAGGCGATGGCGAACTCGCCGAGAACGCGATTCTGATAGACTTGGGAATCTTCTCCCCATTGGAGCTTACGTGCTTCCACCCACTCGGGACTAATACGCTTTGCCGCAATCGCTTCTTCGATAGTGACGTGACGAGCCCACCAGTCCTCATAACCTGGCTTTCGTGACTGGATGTCGTAGAAGCGACCGAGGGGCTCTCCGGGGGTCGAAAAGGCCAACCAGTAGCAGTTGCCGATTGAGAAAGCGCCCTCCGCACTATCCCATGTGGGATCTGCGATTGTTTTGGCTTCGTCAAAGACGAAAAGCAGCTCAGAGGCGTGGGCGCCTTCGATCAAATCGGCACGGCGAGAGCTCATCGCAAACGCCTCTCCACCCTTCAGGCGTAGAGCCATCGACGATAACTCAGTTCGCTCATCAAACGGCCCACGGCCAAGGCGCTCCCAGTTCAGCAACGTGGCCCATTTGTGAATTTCGGGCCACAAGAATCGCTGCAGTTGCCTAAAAACGGAAGCGGTCGTGGGGATTTTGAAGTCTGTGACACCAGACCGAGTAAGGGCAAACCACAGGATCGTCCACGAGAGCAAGGCGGACTTGCCTAGACCGTGAGGGCCGCGAACTGAGACGCGACGTTCCGCCACCAGATTAGAAAGAATTTCTTCTTGGTATGGAACGATCCGTTGTTCAGAAGTCCACCTAAAGCAATCGACTACGAACCCGGCCGGGTCGTTGTAGTATTGCTTGGAGATAGGGAGAGAAGTCTGAGGCCCCTTGATCGCATCGGCCAAAGTTCGAGCCATCTGGCCAAGCAAGTCGCCATCTGACGACGGTTTGAGAATATCGCTAGGGTCTCGGGCCATTGTTAGCCCTTCGTTACGCCGCGAACCAGTCCGGCACCGTGAACGCCGCCAACTGTGTCCTGAATTTGCACCTTGTAGTAGCGCCAAACGGCCATAGAGGCGGAGTAGCTCGCAACTGCAGCAGCTAAAACGGCAGCAGAAGCCTGCACTTCAACAGCCTCTGAAAAGTCAGCCGCGTTGGCGCCCAAGACTTTCCAATTGATCGAGCCGACGCCATCGTTCACGATTGTGTAACTCACAGCCATGTTGGCGATCGTATCGAGGATTGACCCGGCAACGTCGACCCACCCAGCCACAGAGGCTTGATCGGCAGGAGCAACGGCCGTAGAGATACGTCCAACCAGAAACGCTTTAGTAACGACGAGCTTGATGAGTCCACGCAAAAATTGTTGTATTGTCCCCGCTGCGTCTGTAATGACACCAGCATCGGTCGTGGTCCCCTCGACAACGTTCGCACCGTTAGCAATTGTCGCGGCGCCAACGGTTACTGAAGCGTGCATGTCTCTGCTGTACGTTCCGTCCAAGTTATCATGAAGGACGCCCGGGTAAGTCTTCCCGTCGGCGCCCTGAATCAATTCCTGTTTATCCATAGTCGCACCTCAATTATGCCTTTGCCTGTACTAATTCCCAATAGTGAGTTGTAGATTCAGAAAGTCTCTTTCTCGTCTCATCAGATGGGTGATTCCCCTTGTGTGCCTCGCTCAATTTTTTGCGAGTCTCTGCCGTAGGATGCGACCCAAGTCTTGCATTCCGCAATTTCCGCCTTGCCTCGTCAGAAACGACGTGGCCCGTCGCACCGGCTCCAATATTGTGCTTCGCCTC